TGAGCCCCCGCGAGCGAGAGTCCTTCAAGGACAAACTCAAGGCTGAGTACGGGGGGAACGCCGCATCGGATACGGTCGTGGACGTCTTGACGAACCCGCTGGTGTGGATGGGCGTGCTTGCCTCGGCAGGTGGGGCCCCTGGCGTGCGGAACGTGATGGCTGGCAGGCGGTTCTTTGCCGCTGGTGGGGTGGGGTCGTATGCGGTTGCGAAGTGGCCGATGCTGCGGTTCCTTCGGCTGACGAGCGGCGCGATGGAGAGCCAGGGCCAGCGCATCGGGCTGGTCATGCAGGGTGCCATCAGCGACATGGGCGAGGTCCGTACCCGATTGGGCACGGTCATGGAAGGCGAGGTCGAGAGGCTGCTCAACGCGCTGAGCAAGAAGCACGGCGTGAAGGTAACGAGGCTGGAGCCCGAGAACGCGCCCAACGAGGCGGTGGCCCGTGACCTTCGTGACATCCGCAGCGTGATTGCCGTGCGGACGCTGGGGTGGGACAAGGACCGGACGGAGCGGGTCGTGGCCGGCGTTGTGCCCAAGCAGCGGTTCGTGCGCGTGGGGTACCGGGACGCGGAGGGCAAGAAGAAGGTACGGACGATCCAGGTCACGGACGAGGTGTTCGAGGACCTGTACTCACGGGAGCAGGGAAGCCTGAACGGCAACCGGCTCAAGTCCGCCAAGCACGCCGCAGTCCTTGCCGAGATGCCGGGCCTTGAGGCTGGCGAGACGATGCTGCAGTCGATGGGGCGGCTGAACAACGAGATGGTCCGGTTCAAGCTGGGCCTGAAGAAGGACGCCCCACGGGGGGCGATGAACCGGTCGGACGCTTCGCTCAGCCTGACGGACATCGAGCAGGGCGGGGCACGGGTGCGGTTCGAGGACCTGGCCCGCAAGAAGCTGGTCCGGGACGATTCGGCATTGCGGGCGGTGGAGCGGGAGTTCGGGCTGGACGGGTTCATCGAAGCCCAGCGGAAGTTCTACGAGATGGGGCGGGTGTACCTGGCGGGCGACGAGGCTGCGTATGCACGCGGCGACGGGTTCGTGCTCGACCGCAAGAAGCTCCTGAACCTCGTGCGCGGGAAGCTGCAGGGCCTGAAGAACGCGAATTTCATGAGCGAGTCCGGGCAACTGATGGCTGGTGGGGAAGAGGCGGTCAGGGCCCTGCTGAGCGATGAGGTCAGCAGCCGTCTGATGGCGTCTGCGGAGAAGCGGACCCGCCGGATCTCGAGGGGCATGACGGCTCAGGAGATCGAGAACGTCGTGGTGGAGGCGTACTCGGAGGGGTTCAAGGACCCCTACTACATGCCCCGCAACACGGTCGAGGCTCGGGACCGGATGGGTCGGCGCATGCGGTACAACCCCTACACGGGTGAGGAAGCGACCGATGCGACGCAGGGATCGGACATGATCCCGAGCGGTCGGACGCTGATGCGTTCCCGCAAGTCCGCGATTGGCTGGGACCCCAACGACTTGATCTACATCCGCGACCGGTTCGGTGGCACGGGCCACATGCAGAAGCTGATCCGCGTCGCCCAGCGCAGGGTGGAGGGGCAGCTCGCGGAGCAGAACATGGCGCGCGTCATGCGTCTTGCGCCCGACGTTGCGGCCAGCAAGTACGTGGCGAGCGTTGCCCGTGACTACGCGCTGTTCAGCAAGGACGTGTCGGCGGACGAAGCAACCAAGGCCATTGTCCGTGACTTCGGGCCGGGCGCGTTCAACAAGGCACGGTTGCCGGGTCCGCTTGGAGCTGCACGCGAGGGCGGGGCTCCGGTGGGGGTCCGGGACCTGGGCGAGGTGGAAGAGGCGCAGAGGCCGCTGGGTGCGTACAACCGGTTCGACCTGATTGACGGCGACCTCCGGGCGATGGACAAGGCGAACCCCGAGGACAAGTACCTCGTGGACCAGTGGCGCAGGAACATCATCCCTGCCTCCATCGGCATCAAGCCGCTCGAGGACGGGGTGCACGCCGCGGTGTCGAGCCAGTTCCGCGAGGGTGCGCGCAGGCTTGCGGACAGCGGGCTGATGAAGGCGGTCGAGCGCAGCGGTGGGTACGCAGCGAAGTTCGTGCAGCAGCTCCGGGCCTGGGGCAACGACGTGGCTGCGGACGAGTTCCTGCCGTGGCAGGCAGCCACCCGTCTGATGTATGGCAGCCACATGGGCCTGAACATGGGCACCGTTCTCATCAACCTGCTGCAGCCGCTCCAGAGCGTGCATCAGCTGGGGTTCAAGAACACGGTCAAGGCCTACGCCCAGAGCTTCGAGCAGATCGGCACGTACCTGAAGGTACGGAAGCAACTCGGCCCTGGCGCAAGCCAGGCGGAACTACGCGCTGCGCTCAGCAGCGCATTCCGCCGCCGATTCGGGGCTGATACCGTGGACATCTCCGGTATCGCCGACATCGGGAGCACATGGGGTACGGTTGAGCAGACGGGATACGCCACCCGCCCACTGGTGGGGAAGCCGCAGTTCAGCCTGCTTGAGACGCTGATGAAGCCGTTCCAGCTCAGCGAGACGCTGAACCGGACGGTGACCGCCAACGCCATCCTCAACGCGTACGAGGGATCAGGGCGGGTGGGGGTCGGCAACCTGCAGCGCGCTGAGCAGGACGCGGCCATGGCCGTGCAGCAGTTCCAGTTCGGCAGCAGCCCGATCAATCGTCCTGCGCTGTTCTACCTGCCTGTGCTGAGGGAGCCGCTGTTCCGGCAGTTCGCGCAGTACGGCCTGCGCTCGTTTGCCAACATCTTCGCGGTGCCCCGCATGATTGACCCCACCAGGCCCATGCCGGTTCTGCAGGACCTGGCGAAGATGGCTGCGGTCAGTGCGGTGGCGTACGAGGTGGGCAAGAACGCGCTGGGCGTGGACCTGAGCAGGGGCCTGGCGTTCGGCTTCACGGACATCGTGGGGGGACAGCAGGCGTTGCAGGGCGACCAGCCTCCGCTGTACATCCCACCCGCGGTGGACGTGGGCTGGAACGCGGTGAAGTTCCTGGGCACCGGTGATGCCGAGATCCTGCAGGACGTGCTTCCCCGCGTGATCCCGGGCGGCGTGGCCGTGAGCCGGCTGATCGGCACGATGCCTCCGACCGAGACCCTGCAGGCGGTGGGTCTGCAAAGGACGTTTGCGGACTGGCGTCAGGCCGAGAGCGGGATGGTGCCGGTGTACAACACGGACGGCAGGTTCATGGGACAGTACCCCACCAGCGACGTGGTGCTCCGTGCGTTCGGTGCGGACCTGGGGCGGTTCGGGAATCCGCAGGAGCTGAGCCAGTTCCTGCTGAAAAACCGGGACGCCATCCGCGAGGGGCGCAGGCAATACATCGCTGCGGTGCTCGGCAACAACATGAGCGCGGCCAAGCGCGTGAAGGTGGACTTCGAGAAGCGGTTCGGCATGCCGCTGACCGTGACGCAAGACCAGATGAAGCAGGCGGTCAAGCTGCGTGAGGAGAGCGTGGTCGGCCGCACGCTGGAGACGATGGACGTCACTGCACGCGACGTGTATCGGCAGGCTGTCGAGGAGACGCTGCCCGGTCAGCTCATGGCTGGTGGGGTTCCCGGCAGGCCTACGGAGCAGGGCGACATGTACCGCTGGGGCTACCGCTAGAGCGAGAACCAGAGCTGCAGCTGCTTGCCGGGCAGGTAACGGACACCGGCCGGCACGCGCCTTCGGTCGAAGCGGGTCTCCGCGAAGTCGCGGTTCGTGCTTCGTTCGATGGTGCTTGTCATCTGCTGCTGCCCTGATTCATGGATGCGGGCAGACACCACGAGTTCGTTGGTGGGCAGGCGGTAGAGCCCGATGGATGCTTCCTGTCCGCACCATGTGATGTCGGGGTATTTGCCCTCGAAGTGGCGCACGGCGTCCTGGGGGTGGGTGCCTCGGGGGCAGTGCACGACCACACCCCACCAGCCTGTGGGTGCGCGGTAGATGCCGCAGTATGCGGGCAGGGGTTCGGTGGTGTCGATGTAGGGGGAGGGGCCCGTGATGGACAAGGGCTCTCCTGAGTGCTTCGAGATGACTGCGGACAGGCCGTGTTCAGACTGATGCACGCTGTGATTGTACGAGTTCCTTGAGCTCGACAATCACCGATTCGCACTCAAGCAGGTAGTCCAGCACACCCTTGCTGCCCACGCCCTTGAGGCACATACGCTCCACTTCCAGCGCGATGTGGCTGCGGAGCTTGCGGTTCTCCTCGCCGGCCATGGCCAGGTTGCGGAAGTGGTCGGGGTTGATCTTGTGGGTGCGCTCGACCTGGACCCGACCGTTGATGCGCTTCCAGTTGTTGATGATGTGATCGCTTTCCCGCGTGGTCTGCGTCATGTACGTCACCGTCACGGTGGATTCGCTCTCGTCCACGATGAAGTTGACGTTGGTCGGTCCGTGTCCTGTTGCCTGCACTACGTCTGCAACGTGATTCCCGACATCCCCTGCGGATGAAAGCGGCAGTTGGTAGACGAACCGTGTCTCGTACATTTGTTCTCCCCCCTCCGGAAACCCCCCGGTCGCTCTCCGTCGTGCGGGGCAACCGGGGGGCTATCCGGGGGACTATGAGGGGGAGGGCGCCTTGCGAGCAACCCTCCCCCGGCTGGTGGGGTACCGGGTAGTGTAGCAGGAATCAGCCGGCAAGGGGCTTCACGAGGAAGTCCTTGCGGTAAGTCTTGCCGTTGACGTTGTCGTACTGGCACTTGACCACGACGGCGACCGCGTCCTGACCGTTGATCTTGGCATCGGCGTCCGCCAGGGCGGTACCGATATCCTTGACGTCCCGGCGCAGGATGGTCTGGAGGTGACCCTTCAGGCGGCGGGCCTCGATCTCGACGCGCATGCGGCCCTTGTCGTCCAGGACGCTGGTGTCCTGGGGGAGACGGAAGGCGGCACCGTCGAAGGAGCGCGGCTCGTTCGGCTGGTCGGTGTCGTTGATCAGCTGGTAGCGGAACACGATCTCCGTGCCGGCCACCTTCTGACCGTCAGGCAGCTTGTACTCGCTCGGGCGGACGTTGAGGCTGGACACGAACACCTCGTGCTGACCCTCTGCCGGCCACCAGCCGCCAGCGCCCATGCCGTTGTCCGGCTGCACGTTGGCGAAGGTGTTGTTGAGCGAGTTGAACATGGCCTTGACGTTGTTCTCAATGGGCATCTGATTCTCCGTAGAGATGGGTGAAAGAAACGAAACAAACGAAACGATGGGTGGAAGCGAACGCGACCCCCGCGTCAGCGGGACGCGTTCGCGCTCTCGTAGGCAGCGCAGAAGGATTGCCACGCGTTGTCGCGGGGGAGCTCAATGGTGGTGAGCGGCGACAGCGTGCGGACCTTGGCGATGCCCTCGAGCTTCGGGTTGTCAAAGGAGCAGTAGTGGCGGCGCACCTTCTCCTGGCTGGTAACGCGGCGCGTGACTACCTTGCCGCCCACGTTGGTCTCCTGATCCCGGCTGATCTCCCGCACGTCCCACTGCGCGGTGATCGGGATGACGATGTCGAACATGGGGAACATGCGGGCGTACAGGCCGTCCGAGATGAGGATCTTGTACTCCTCGACGTTCTGGTTCTCGCTGAGCGGAACGTGCTTGCGGGACAGGTGCGCGATGTAGTAGACGCCGTAACCGTGCCGGCGCAGGACAGTGCCGAACTCGATCAGGGTGTCGAACAGGCGTTCCCAGCCCAGCCGGCCGTCGACGTCGGTGAACCGCTCGCGGCCGTAGATCTTGGCGATGTGCGGACGGAGGAGCCGGATGGCTGCACCGAGGGTGTCGATCACCACGGTCTCGGGCCGCGGCTGGTTGGCCTTCGCCAGTTCAATGAGCACCTTCTGCTTCGCCTCGAGTGCGGACCAGTCGAGCACGATGGGATTTCCCTTCTCGTCCACTGATCGGCCGTCAGGACCGGGGGTGGGGAACATGACCGCTTCGCTGGTCCCGCATACCGCAGGAGTCTCGTCAAGGTTGAGGATGTACGCGCCAGGGTGGGACTGGAGGAGAAAAGACTTGCCGCAGCCAGCCTCACCGACCACAAGGCCAAGCATGCGGGCAGGAGTAGTGCGACCAGTGGTGACTGCATTGCCGAGACCAGCGTACTTGGATGCGATAGTGGTGCCGTGCGTGACGGAGTGTGTCATGATGACTCCTTGGGTTTGCGGTCAATTGCCGTAGTTGTTGTCCCCGATGAACGTCGGGGCACGAAACCCACCCGGCAGGATGGTGGGCATGTTGTCGTTGAACGCCTCGAGGGGGATCTCCCGGGCAGCCGGTCCGTCCCACTGCACCGGTGCGTCCGGGTCCACCGGCTCCTCGTCCTGCACGATCTGCTGCCTCATCGGCTGGGTGGGGGCAGCAGGCATGGGCCCGATGAAGTCCGGGGCAGGCCGGGGCATCTCCCGCCAGCCGGGGATGCTGACCTCGATGCGCTTCTTGAAGTTGATGCCCAGGTCCTCGCACCACCCGCTGAAGGTGGAGTAGGAAGGACGCACCTCGTGCATCTGGCAGAACGCCCGGTGGAGCTGCTGCCTGTTCTCGATGTCCGGCACATCCCGCACGGTGCGGGCAATGCGTGGGGCGATGACAAGGCGCAGGCACTCCATCCACATGGCCGGTCCAAGGACCGCTCGTGTGGCTTCCTGGCTGGTGGGGTTAGCCGCTTCCTCCATGGTCGATCTCCGTGTGGCCGTCTCTGTCTCTCTGCAGGAAACCTTCAGCCAGGATCAACTCGGGCCACTTGCCAGGCTCAACCATGTGGAACGGGAGGTAGGGCGACGGAGTACCGTGCTGGACTACCGGATCACCGATCTCGAATTCGCTGGGCTGGGACGTGCGGCTCGTGTACTTCCGGATGAAGGACAGGCGATCATGGTACTCGCACTTGAGATCTTCTGCAAGCAGGAGTTCCGCGGAAGTGGTGGAAATCGCAACGCACGGATCGGTCAGCCGCTCGGGCTCGAAGTGACTGTACTCACCGCGTCCCATGTACCAGTCGAGGCAACGCTGTTCGTAGAGGTACGGGTCCGGCTCGCCCGTGTAGATGCGCTCGTTGCGCGGCTCGCCCTTGCGGGGTCCGCTCTTGAACGGCGATTCGTCCAGCGTGAACGGACGGTCCTTGAGTCCGAACTCGATGCTGGGCTTTCGCACCGCGACGTGCAGGACGCCGGCAATCGTGTCGCCGCCATACTGAATGGCCATTTCTGGCTGTGCTGCCATGGCATCCGCAAGGGTGTAGTAGTAGTGCTGAGTCTGGAACTCGAGGGGGCAGGTCTGGAGTCGGGCATTCGTGGACATGGACGTGGTCTTGAAGTCCACGATCCACAACTTGCCGGCCTTGTCCCGCACGATGCAATCAGGCTGGATGAGGCAGTCTGCGTACAGGATCTCGGGCTCCTGCTCCACCACAGTCCAGTCCTCCGCGAACCGCTGGGCCAGGGTCTTGCCGCTGCCGTCCGGTACCTGCATGGCTGCGTTGAACCACGCGATGCTGGTTCGGGCGTCGATTTCCTCACGGGCCACCATCTCCCGCACCTTCTCCGGGCTTGCGCCCATCTGCTTGGCGACCTCCCGCAGCTCTTCGCACCGGGCCACGATGGCCTGCTCCAACGCCAGTGCCCGGTCGGTGGGGTCATCGAGAATGCAGGCGAACGCCAAGTGCACCCAGCTGCCCCGGGTCAGGGCCTTGCTGTACTGGAACGCCTTGACCAGCCCCAGCTTGCGGGACAGGTAGTAGGTGCGGGGGCAGGACCGCAGCAGGCGGTAGTCGGACGAACGGATGTGCGGCCTGCGGCTGAAGATGCCGTGGGCCTCAAGCCAACTGCGGACATCGTCTGTGGTGCTGGTGGGGTACTTGACGGGTGTGGTTGGTGGGGGCATTGGGACTCCTTGGGTGAGCGCACGCGGGGCGCACCGCGCTTCCCCGCGTGCGCGACTCTAAGGGGGACGGGTGTAGTATGTACTTCATTCACCGATGGTCTAATCACCCGAAGATGCCGGACCCCGGCGATGGGAGTGGCGGGAATCTCCCTCGGTGACACTTGTGCAGATGTGTAGCACTTCCGCTCCAGCAGTAAGAAAAAGTCACAAGTATTTCTTACAGGGTTCGGCGGTACCCCACCCGCCACAGGGCAGCGGAGATGGCGTTCGCGGTCTCGCTCACGGCCTCCTCGTCCAGGTCCCACAGTGCTGCGTGCAGGACCTCGTGGATGATGGAGTCCAGCGTGCGGTCTTCGGGATAGCCCAGGGCGATGCGGATGATGCGCTCGTCCTTGCGGCACAGGCCCTCGGCGTCCCCCAGGTTCGCCACGAAGCGAAGCCTCCAGCGCTGACCACGGATCTTGAGGATGCGGTCGCCCTTCGCCATGGCTGGTGGGGGTCAGTGCGCGAGGTGGAATTCGGGGGTGAGCTGGTAGTAGGTCTTGGCTTCGCCGCTGCCTGCGGTTCGTCCGGACTTCTTGGCAAGGTACAGCCGCATCCAGACCGCGCCCTGTACTTCGGGACCCCGGCCCTGCTCGATGTGCCAGCCGCTGTGTCCGTCTCCGAACTCGTCCTTGTAGGTGCCGGTGCGGACGTGGTACTGGATGTCGCTCACGACGCGGCAACCGCCCCTGTCACAGACCAGCCGCTCGCGGGACAGCGGCATGAACCACTGCTTGTGCACGTGGCCCTGCACGATGACGTCTGCGTCCGGCATGACGGCTGCGTTGCGCCGGACCTTCAGGGTGTCGAAGGACATGAGGGCCGCGCCGCCCGCACCGTGGAAGTACTTGAGGCTGAGCGTGTACCTCTCGTTGTTCAGCTCCGCAAGGAACCGGACCCACCCGCCGTAGCCGCCGGGGTGAACCTTGTGCCCGCTGATCTGGGACATGCGCTCGCAGGTGCGCTCGGTCAGGTCCGTCTCGCAGTTCTTCAGGATCGCGGACTCGTGGTTGCCACGGCCGATGACCACGAAGTTGGCTGAGTACGGCGCGTAGAAGTCGGCAGCGTGGCGGACTAGGGAATCGAGGTAGTCCGCAGCCAGTGCATGCTCTTCGCGAATGCCGCTCTTGTTCCGGCGAGGGTCGAACTTCCCTTCCATCGCGCAGTGAAGATCACCCACATCAATGACGCCTGCATTGCGTTCAAGCACCTGGTCCAGATGGAGCTTTTCGAGGGCATGGTCTGCGTGGGGGTTGTCATGGTGGCGGTCCCCGGACAGGAGGAACCACCACTCGTTCGTTCTCGCGGTGCACGTCAAGTCGACGAGGTGTATGTTCCTCGACGCTGCCCTCACCTGGAACGGGACATCAGGCATCAGAGCTTGGAGCCGTGCTTCTTGCAGAGGTACCAGCCGGCGACGAAGCCGACCACACCGAGCAGGGCCGCGAACCACAGGTTACCGAGAAAGTCAGAGAAACTTGCGAGGATCATTTGCGTTCCTTCTTGTGAATGCGTCGCCACGCAGCATCAAACTCCGGGTCTGATGCCCGCCGCGCAGCGACATACTCGCGGGCATCTTCAGGTTTGTCCGGGTCCAGCATGCCGGCGGCGAGGTCTGCGTCCTGGACCTTCCGGCGCGGGAGCCAGCCAATTGCGATTCGGACAGCGGTGCCAAGGCCCGTCTGCCAGAGGAGGATGACCACCGCCACGGCAACCACGGCGATACCCAGTATCCACAATGCCTCCAGCCATTGAGGTGTCTTGTCCTCAAGGTGAGGTACGCGAGCATGGATGTCGCCAGCAAGATCGTGGATGCGTCCGGCACGGGCGATGACCTCCTGGTCGTTCACCTGCCGTCCGTGGTCGATGAGCGCTTGCGACTCAGCCTGGATCTCGTTCGCGTTCCGACTGACCTTGGCCAGTTCGCTGCACCCCACCAGCAGGCTAGCGACCAGCGTCAAGCTGGCGCTCAATCTTGTCCAGCCGCGCATTGGTGTTCTCCTGTTGGGTGATCAAGCGCATGAGCAACCGGTCGTGGTGCATGAACGCACCGATGACCCCGCCGCTAATCGTCAGCACCACGGCAATGATGGCGGTCCAATCACGGATGGACAGCTTGACGGTGTTGTCTCTTTCGATGGTCATGTCTTGTCTTTATGAAATGACTTGAGTGATTTCTACTCGCGCCACCCACCGAATTGTGGTGGATGTCGCTCCCGTGACATTGAAGAACAGCCGCGTGCTGCTTCCGGTGACGCTCACGGTCGGGCTTCCCCATCCAGCCGGGACGGTATTCAGGGCCGTCACGGTTGGCGTTCCAACGATGGCCGCGGTTCCGGCGTCATTGGTTGCCAGCCCTGTGATTTCCCAGGCGCAGTTGGTGTTGGCATTCGTCTGCCGCCCAACCACCATGACGCGATATCCCCACAGGCAATCGCTTGGCATCGCCAATTCACCGGAGTTCGCGGGACCGCCACCGGCAACCAGCGCGGTCGCAGTTGCGTTGGACGTGGAAACCTTCAGCACGGTGGTTTGCGTCTGTGCGCTGCCTCGCGCCGCACCCGTGAAGATCCCGCCGCCCTGGCACACGGTCATGTGGTGCTGGCATTCGGCATCCCGTCCCATCGCCACCGAGTACTCGCCGTTCGGGAACGAACTCGGGCTGACGAGGTTGTTATAGCCGCCGAGGACATTGCCCCACCACGCATTCACGGTGTTGAGCTGCCCTCCGGTCACGTTTGCGTATCGCGCATTCGTCCCATTGGCCCCGATGGTGTTGTCGACGCCGCCGGAAATGGTCGATCCCGTCCCGCGATCATTCGCCGCATCGCCGCTCGCGCCGATCCTGTTGGTCAGTCCACCGCCGATGGTCGCTGCACTTCCGTTGTAGATTCGGTTCTGCTTCCCACCGCCGATTGTTGCGCTGTTGTTGCTGAACAGCGTTGCATCCAGGATCTGGATGTAGTTCTCGTAGCCGCCGCAGATAACAGACCAGATCTGCTGTGCCTTGTTGTAGATGCCGCCAGCAATGGTCGCGTAGTTGCCGGTGATGAAGTTGATGCCGCCACCACCGATGGTCGCGCCCTGCGCGGTGTTGTAGGTGGCGTTCTCTCCCTCTAGGACGTTGTTCTCGCCGCCCGCAATCGTGCCGTAGTTGCCGTTGCGGATCGCGTTGTATCCGCCGCCGCCAATGGTTCCGTGATCCGGCTGATCCAAGGATAGGCAGGCGGTGGTCGGAGCCGGGTTGAGTCCCGACAACGCGGGGTTTGGGTTGTCCGAAATGTCCGTGGGCCTGCGAACGCGATGGTGCGCGCCACCGGCGACGATGCTGGCGATTGCGCCGTCGCCAAGATTGGTGCTGCCGATGACGTTGTCGTATCCGCCGCCGATGGTGCGATACGCGCAAGTCGGGTCGGCTGCGTTGTTCAGGATGAGGTTCGGGTTCGCGCTGTTGCCGCCGCCGGAAATCGTGTTGGCGTTCGATCCGCTTGCCCCGGTTGGCGTGATGGTGTTTACATTTGAATTAAACGTGTAATTGAAACCATTCGCGCTTGTTCCCGAGATCGAAACAGAAGGGGCTCCTCCCGCAAATTGAACTTGAGATGCCCAAAATGTTTCACCTGAAACTGCAGACTCAGAAGCAATAAACACACCAGAAGAAGACGCAATCACCGAGCCGTTGGTTGTGGGGACAAGGAAGTCGCCGGCGGCAATGGTCCCTCCTGCCCGCAGGAGTCGAGTGCTGTTCTCGTCACTCTGCAGCTGGACAATCTCCCCGTTCTCTTTCTGGGAGAAGGTGGTCACCCCGAACACGACATCGGAGCTGGAGGTGGTGACTCCGACTTGATCTGACCCTACCAGCTTGACGCAGCTGTAGCCGGGGATCGTGCCTGACGCGGTGAGTTGAAGTTCGTTCATGTGGGTTATAGAGAGAGGAGAAGCGTGTTTGCGATAGCAACTACAATTCGGTTGGTTTAAGGTCGATGTCAGTCATCGAAGAGTTGCCGCCGTCTGAAGCAGGAGATGGGTTTCGGCTGCACGAACTCGCCATACCGCGTGACCACGGAAATGCACGAGATCCGGCGTTCCTGCTGCGATGGAATCGTTGGCGGTCTTGGCGGGTTCCGAAGTGATGCTAGATGCGCCAGGGATGGTGAGCCATTGCCGTGCGGCGTACCACTTGCCGTTGCCGGTTCGGAGCGGGTGATCCGAAGCTCCTGCTGCAGTCGCAACCGAGACCATGTAGCCCGCCGAAGGAAAGGATGCCAACGTGCCGGATGCGTAGGAATAGTCCACGAGCGGATTGACGGGGTTCAATCCGTTGAGCCGCCATTGGTCGATGCCGTCAATGTTGGCAACCGAACCACCGCGCACGGAGGTCGGGACAGTCCAGGCCAATCCCGACAGGAACGGATTCTCGCTGGCGCGATTGAATCCGAGTTTGTGGAGGTACTTGCGAACGTTCAGCGCGACGATGCCAGACGTGTTCTGGGTTGCGATGTCCCGCATCGCGGACGGGTAGTTGTCGAATTCCGCATCGTTGGAATCGACCGAGTTCGTCCCGCTGTCACGATACGGCGCACCGGGCAGGACAATGAACGTGGCTCCGCCCAGCCAGGTTGATTGCCGCACCTGTGCGATCCGGCTCTCCACCGTGGACTTGAATTGCGCTGCCGTTGCTTTGGGAGCCACATAGGCATCGTTCACGCACGCCTGCGGCCAGTAGGCGACTACGGCTCCGTCTGCCTTTGCGCGATCCGCGATGGTCTTGTATACCGGCCCCGCATCGGCGTGATCCGTGACGTACTGCGAGAGCTTGTACCCACTTCGGGCAGACACCACGGAGAACGACAGCCCCTTGCTGTTCGGCCTGACGAATTCCACTCCGCAGACAACGACCTTCCCGCCGCTCCCGGTAATGTTGACTTGCGAGGCAAGCCTCGTGACGTTGCCGCTGTCCTGGAACGTGACAGGAATCCGCACCACCGCGATGTCATTGGTCGTGTACTCGCTAGCGTTGAGGTTGGCTGCTGCGATACCGCCGCTTCCGCTCGTATAGGTCGCCACGGCGTTCACGCTGCCGAAACCGGCCAGAGTGTCCGTTGCCGTCACGCGGGCAGTCACCTCCGACCCGTATCCGGGGAGCTTGATCTTGAGCAGGTAGATGTCGCAGAAGGTCTCGCCAGCCGTTTGCGACCACCAAGGAGTGTCCGCACCCGCCCCGACGCCTAGCCGAGGATCGACGTGCGTTCCACGCGACTGCAGATTGAAGAACACACCCGCCGTTCCTGTTCCGCTTGGCGCGGAATACATCGGCTGGCTTCCGCCGATCCACGATGCCGGGAGCATCGGGGTCAGCACGTCGCTATGCGACCGGGATGCCGTGGTAGTTGGGATGTACGCGGAAACGGAAGTCGCCAGCTCAAGCTGGCAACCCCAGACCAAGATGTCTGCCGTGAGGCTGTTTCCTGTGATTGACGACCAGAGCATGATCTGGGCATCGACGGTCGTGTTCGGCTGCCCGACCGCAGGGACGGTGTAGGAGAAACGCTGCCACGTACTCGTCACCGTGTGATTCACCACGTACGTGCCATCCCCGCCGATTCGCAGTCCAACGCCGACAGGTGTGGTCCCTGACTTGAGTTTCATCCACACCGAAAGCGTGTGCGGCTGGCTTGCCGTGGACGTTCGGAGCTGCTGCACGCGGCTGAAGCCCGATGCGCCTCGGGTGAGCTGCAGGCGCGTTGCGGTCTGCGTTCCGTCCGGGGCCGTGTCATCGTTGTTCGTGACGGTCGGAACAAGCGATCCCGTTCCGCTTGCATCCTTCGTCCACGGTGAAGTCGCAAGTGCTTGGCTCTGCTGGACGAGGTTGGTCGTGAAATCCGAGGAAGTCACGTTCCCGTTCGTCGCGTTTGATCGCACCGGGATGGTGGTCGTGTAGTTGGAGAACCCCGGAGAAATGAAGCCGGATCGAACAAGGCCTGCGTCCTGCGCCGCGAGCAAAGAGGAGTTCCTAGCACCGAGCGACAGGTAGCCTTCCGATCCAGGGTTCTCGTTGCTGTCCCCATCGATGAATACGGTCATCGATTGCTGACCACGGAGTGCCAGCGCAACGGCCTCGCCAACGAGCGGAGATCCAGCGATGGTCTCGACATTCAAGAATGACTGCGCTCCTGATCCATACGCAATGGATGGAGCGTTGGAGAACAGAGAGCGGGTGCGGTTGCGGTATTCGTACATGGTCAGAGCCCCGAGCTGAGGACATGGATCGTGGTGCCCGTGGCATCCACAGCGCAGACCTCGAGCGTGTGGCAACCGACAGTGTCGATCATCACGAACCCGCCGTTGCCCGTTCCAGAAACTCCGGTGTAGAACTTGGCGTCGCCCGTGATGAGTGCCATGCTTGCGACTTCGTAGAGGGTGGTCCCTTCGGGGGAAGTCTGCGAGGTGGCGGACATGGTTGTGCTGAAGGAGCACAGGAGCTGCGGCACGTACGTCATGGTGTCGGACCAGAACGACCAGCCGAACACGTAGATGGTGGGGGCCGTGGTCCCGGTGGACAGCAGCTTGAGCTTGATGTAGTTGAGGCTGGAGCCGAAGACCGTCGAGTTACTTCCGGTCGGTCGGGTCGTGGTCGTCACCCGGTTCGGGGTTCCCGACGTCGCTGACGTGAACGTGTTGCGGCTGAAGTTCTTGACGTCCGTGGTGAGGGTGACCTGTGCCATTCCGCTCCTGCGACAGGAGCCACCTCAATGCCCACTCACCTGCGGCCCTACGCTGGCCGGTCGTGCTCAGGGGAAGAAGCATCAGGGGCAACCCGTGCTCCCCGATGATATCCAATAAAGCATCCGTCGCAACACCCGGATGCGGAAGTCCAGCACGCACATCAAACCCTCCGATTGCGCCCTCGAACAGGAGGCAGGCAGTGCGGCATTCCCCCACCAGCCGCTTGCAACAGTCCAGGAACCGGCGTCTGCCGTCCATCGTCATGCAGTTACCGGCGATCTCCTCGAAGCTGCCCTTCCGCTCGATTGCGGAGCTGCCCCCCACCAACCGGTAGTCCCCTGTCTTGATGGTCTGAGACTGCGTGCGGACCGTCAATGTGCGGGACCGACCGGCGGTGGGTGGCTTGCTCCTGTCCAGCACCACAAGGTGTGCGGGAAAGGTTAGGGGCTTCTTCTCCCTGCTGTCGATCAGGACGGTGACGTGGGACACGCCTCCATCCTAGCGATCAACCTTCGCCCTTGTACAACTCGACCGCCAGGGTCCGCTGAAGTTCCTCGACCGGGCTGGTCTCGGGCTTGGTGGGGACCCGGTTCATGGCGGGGGCCAGCACCATCTGCTTCAGCCACCACTCAGGGGTGGGCAGGAAACCCATGTCCTCCATCACGTGCTGCTCGGCGATGACACGGACGGGGATCTTCTTGCCTTCGCTGGTGGGGACCGTGGTTCCGAACTCCTCCTCGCACCAGAAGATGCCGGCGGTGTGGTGCCGAAGTGCACGGTGGCGGGCGTCACCGAAGAACGCTTTGGTTGCATCGAACCAGTCGTGGATATACTGGTAGTCGGAGGGCTGGCCGCCGTGCTTCTTGGCGGACGAGAGGGCGTGGTGGTAGGGGTGCATTAGAAGGGGACCACCTCGTCAGGACTCTCGTCCTGCTCATCGTTGAAGTCGATGTAGTGATTCTGGGTGATGCAGTTGGTCTTGCTGTCGATGGTGAAGTACCCGTGGCTGCCGATGACGTGGCCGTCGCCGATCTCCCAGCCCGGGAAGCGGGTGCCGAGCAGCTTGTAGAGTTCTTCGTGGATGGCGGATGGGTTGTCACCGACGATCTCGAATGCGGCCTTGGCATTGGGGGACTGGTCGTCGATGCGGTTGCCCTTGCTGTCCTCGAACCAGTAGTCCTCGAACCATCCGCTGTCGTCGGAACCGTTGTAGGACACGACGAGGCGGAAGCCCTCGGGCAGGATGGGACGGATCTGGTTGATGACGGTGCGGATGGTGGGGAATTCGGTCGTCGAGTTTGTCATTGGATCTCCTCCGCTGCTTCGCGCAGCTTGTCGTTGATGACGCCGTCGAGGACGTCGAGTGCCTTGACGATGGTGAGGGGCATGTTGTCGCCGTAGTGCCAGGTGATCTCGTTGTCGTCGCTGTCGGAATACGAGACGTGGATGGGCTCGGCTTCCTTGATCTCCACGATCCGGGCACGCTGGCCGGGTGCGGCGGTGGTGTGGGTGATGGAGATGGTGCAGTCGAAGGTGATGTCCAGGCTGACGATGTCGGCCTCGACCCAGATGGTGATGTCCTTGCGGTGGTTGATGGTCTTGTCAGTCATCGTCGTCTCCTTGTCCGAATGAGATCTCCTCTGCCTGCGGGCTGAAGCGGATGCGCCATGCCTCCCACTTCAGGTCGAATGCTGCTGGGTCCCCCACCTGCCGAAGGTAGCCGTAGTCCTTGGCCCAATGGTTGAAGAGGATGATGTCCGCCAGGTGCAGGCGGTTGAGAGGGTCGGCCGATGCTGCCGAGAGGTGTGCCTTGTCGGAGAGCACGGCATCGAGGAACCCGCCCGGTGGCGTGCCGTTGCGGTAGTGGCGGTAGAGGGAATTGAATACGACGGGTGGTATGGAGATGCCTGACATGTTCACTCGTAGATGAGGGGTGCGTGATGTCCCGAACGCTTGCACAACTGATGCCAATACCCGGCGGTGCCCACGAACTCGACGGCCGCCCACATCAGGTCCGCCGCCTGCTTCTCCGTGCCGGGCGGGCAGTCGAAGTACAGCGCGTCGTAGACCTGGAGGAACAGCTGCGGCTGCTTGTGGCTGGTGGGGGATGTGATCGGGCCGAGTGCCCGATGGATGAAGTTCTGGATGGCGAGCATGACGTTGCCGGCGGTTGCCTGCACGGGGAAGTTGCAGACTTCGGAGATCATGGACTTGCCGCCACGGGCGAGGACCTGCTTCAGTTCACGGCGGGTGTTCCACGCACGCTGGTCCAGCCGGAAGCTGGTGAACGTGCGGGTGTGCCCGGTGTACGGCAGTTCGATGTAGCCCTTGGCCTCAGCCTCACGGCAGAGCGAGTGCTGCCACTGCACCAGTCCGGGACGCTGCTCGTAGCGGGACGCCACGATCTGGTCGAAGAAGGTGAGGGGGTAGAGCGTGCCGGACATGTCGAGCACGCTGCGCTGCAGGCGGGCCGACGATGCACCGAACAGGTCGGCGAAGTTCACGGTCTTGCCGATCTGACGGAGGGCCTTGAAGTCCGGTCGGTCCTTGGAGTCCTGCCCGAAGATGGCGAGGGTGCGCTGGGTGTGCAGGTCAACGCCGTCGTTGAAGGCGGCGAGCAGGGTGGGCTCGCCCGACAGGATGGCTGCGACGCGCAGTTCGATCTGGCTCAGGTCGAACGAGACGATGCTGCCGCCGGGGTAGCGGCTGGCCTCGCAGTCCTTGATGACGGCGGGGAATGTCTGGGCTGCGGGGTTCTTGCAGGTAATGCGGGCCTGGATGGTGCCGCCCTCAGAGCCCGAGTCCTTGGGGATCGAGGGGACGGTGTACCAGGTGGGGTAGGCGATGCCGATGGTGGGGGAATCTGGCCGGCTGAGAAGGACAGATGAACGGTCGGTCGGCTTCGTGCGACGGTGACGCAAGAGCGGATACGTGTAGGAAGACACCAACTTCTGGGCCGTGCTGTGCTTGTCGGCACACTCGAAGATGGTGCGCGCTGGATGCGAGTCGGGCAGGTGGCTGGCGATGAGCCGGCGGTTCTCGCTGGACCACGAGAGTTCCTTCGCTTTCTCGGTGTAGGTGAGCAGGGGGTGCGAGAGGAAGTCGGGGTTGGTGGGGAGGATGTCCTCGATGCAGCGGGCCATGAACTCCCGCTGGGATTGGACGCTGCCCTCGCCTTCGATGAGTACCCCACCAGCAGCGGCGCAGTTGCTTGCGGTCTCCGCCTGGTCGAGGAGTTCACGCTCGAGGGACATGAGGCGGGGCAGGCTGAAGGGGATGCCGGCCTCGCTCATGCGGATGGTGGACCACAGGGTCTCGCTGAAGTGGTGGACGCTGTACTCCCCCAACTTGTGGGTCTGCGGGTAGTCCTGCTTGATGCGGCGTGCGAGGTGGGCGACGGCGAGCAGGGTGTTGTGGGTGTCCTGCGCGTTGTAGGCGTGCAGCTCGGGGCTGGTGGGGGATGCGAAGCGGCGACCGTCCTTGAGGGTGGCGGCATCGTTGTACGCGTGAGTGCCGAGCACGGGGCCGAGGGACTTGAGGCTGCGCTCGGGTCGGAGTTCGGAGTGCAGGAAGTTCACGACGGACAGGTCGATGAGGGTGTGCCTGCCGTTGAGGGCGAGGGCGATGGCTGGGCTGAATGCGCGGAGCCAGAGGATGTCGAACGGCAGGTTCATGCCGACGATGGTGTGCGCGTGACGGAGCCAGGCGATGAGGGTTGCGTGGGTGGTGGGGTCGGTGAGGTTGAGCGTGAAGGTGGGACCGGGCACGAGTGCGGCCACGCCATCGAGGTTCCACGAGCCGGGCACGTTGGCTGGTGGGGGCTCGGCTGCTGCGACCGTGATGGCGCAGGTGAGGACAAGGTCCTGGCGGGCAACGCCGTCCGTGGCGATGGCCCGTGCAGGGTGAAAGACGGTCTGGGCAGGGAGCATGGTGCCGCGTCCGTTGGTGGCGGCTGCTCCGTAGGTCTCGATGTCGAGGGAGATGACGCGTGGGCTACTGCTCACGGGCTTCGTACTCCTGGATCTTGGAGAGGTACATGGTGTTGCGTGCCTTGGCTTCCTTCAGGTCCTGCCGCAGCGTGACGATGACCTCGGTCTGCCTGTTGATCTCGTCCACGCAGCGGAGGAATGTGGACATGAGGGAGCGGGTCGGCATTCCCTGCGGCGTGCCGTACCACAACTGGTAGTTCATCCAGTACAGCATCGCCTCGCCGAGCGGGGTGTCGCCGGTTGGCGTGCGGCTCTTGTAGTTGTGCTCCGTCGCCGGGTCGTAGGGATCGTGGCCGGGTGCAGCATCGCTCATTTCTTCAGCTCCTTCAACTTCTTGACGTAGCGGTCGATTGATTCCTTGAGCCGGTCGTTCTCGAACTTGCGACGGTTGCCCCACTCATCGACCAGGCGGTAGTTGTCGGCGATCTCATCCATCAGTTCGCTGCTCAGGCAGACCCACCCGGTGGCATGGGCGATGCCCTTGAGGTAGAGGAGGTAGTCCTTCGTATTGAGTTCGTTGTCGGGCTGGTGCACCGGCACTCGTCCGTCCATGCCGGTGGGCGGGAGCATGTACTTGACGTTGTCCTTCATCGCTTCGCCTTCTTCTTGGATGCGTGGTGTTGGTACAGACCGATGCGCTGGTTGGCGCGTGCGAGTTCCCGTTTCAGTTCCTCGATGCGACGGGCCGCGATCATGGGGACGCTGTGCCCACGGCAGTCCATGCGGGTGAGGTATTCGACGAGATGCTGGTCAGTCATTGGTGTCCTCCTTGAAGCAGTCCCAGCCGCGCTCCCACGCAATCTTTCTTGCTTCGTGTTCATCGCAATTCTCCGGGATTGCGTAGCAATACATCCGCCTCGCCTCGTCGCGCTCGGCGGTGAGGGTTGCGTTCTCCTGCCGAAGTCGCTTGATCTCCGCGATTGCCTTGTCCATCAGCGATACCGCGTCAGGCGCAATCGCCGCAATGATGTCTGTGTCCTTCACTTGCCGTCCTCCTCGTATTCGCCACGCATGATCTGTTCAAGTTCGTAGATACGAACAAACACGCGCTCCGCAGTCAGACCAAGCGCCCATTCGGTTTCCCGATGTTCGGCAAGCGACTTGTAAAGCAACTTGATCTGCCGTTCGATTCGCTCGGCCTTCGTGATCTTGGTCTTGGGCTTCTTCTTGCTCACTTGCCGTCCTCCTTCTTCGGGCGTCTTGGAAACAGCACGCTTATCCCGATCCCTGCGAGGCAACACAGCATCGTCAGGACGATGCCGACAATCACTCCGATTCCGAAATCGTCGCTCACTTGCTTTCCTCCTTCCGTAGCCGCTGCACTTCCTTCATGTTTTCCTCCAACGCCGACCGCAGTTCTTCGATGAGTTGCGTGGCGTTCGGTGTCGCTCCGCTCAAGCCTCGCGTCTGGGCGAGGATGCGGTCGGACTTCTGTGCAAGTGTCATGGCGCAGGTGTTACTGAACATGGCGTGTCTCCTTCTGTGTGGTGTTGTGGTTCGTGCTGCTCTTGGCTCTCCGGGCCTCACCGATCATCGCAATGAGCAGGACGACCGCGAAGATCGGGATGAGGATGAAGAACACATCGTCGCCCGATGCGTTGTGTCCGTACTTCGTGTTCTTGTACCTGCCGCCTACTGGCATGGCTTGTCCTCCTCAAACAGGTAGCCCCATCCGAGTTTGTTCGCGGTGACCCTGCCATCGCCGCCTCGGTACGCCTCCATCAGCGAGCAATACGACTGTCGCACCTCGTCGCGCTCGGCGCGTAGCGCGTCATGCTCGGCCTTGTATTGCCTGCACATCGCAAGTAACTCCTGCATCACGACGCTGGCTTCGATGAACAGCAACGTGCGGTTCTTGTCGTACCACTCCTGGTGCATGGCCAGGCGGTCAAGCTTGTGCGGGTGGTCGGTCATGTGCCGTACTTCTCCTTCTCGATGGTGAGGAAGCCGGGGCCGTTGCCCTCGGGGTCGCATTGGATGACGGCGAAGAGCTGGTGCTTCTTGTCGTCGGGCTTGGTGAAGACCAGGCCGTACATGGGTTCCATGCCGTACTCGACCTGAATGCTGATGACGTGGGAGACGGTCCACCCCACCAGCTGGTTGAGGTGTTCGCGCATGAACTTGTCGGAGGGGTCAGTCATTGATGGTTCCCTTGCGGAAGGAGGTGTTGTTGGCGTCGGCTTCGGTCACGTCGAAACGGAGGTTGGGCCAACCGACAATGCCGCCGGTCAGAGTGTGGCAGTAGACGCCGAAGTCGTCGAGGGTGTTGCGGAGTTCGCAAGCGCAGATGCCAACGGAATGATCGCAGCCTTGCGTGTCCTGTAGATACTGCTCAAGGTGCGAGATGACGTCGGTAAGCATGGCATTGCGGCGGGCGAGGTTCTGTTCCATGGTCATGTGGTCACCGGGAGGAACGGGGTGCGGATGGTGGGGGCGGACGGTCGGGCGAGGTCGCCGGTCAGGAAGTTGCGGAGCAGTGCCATGTGGTCGGCGACCGGATGGATGAGGCCGGGTTCACGGAGGACTGCGGCGGGGTGGTAGGTCGAGAAGAGGTGGGTGCGGGGAAGGGTCGGGATGGGAATGCCTTGCGCACGGAACGCGTCCTGCTGCGACATCGCCTTCTTCTGGAACGTGCGGGACAGGTAGGTGACGGGGTCCGCACCGGCGCACAGGATGGCGCGCGCGTGGGAGGGAGCATGGTGTTCCAGGATCGTGGTGATGTCAAGCAACGTGTTGGTGAAACAGGTGCGGTAGTGCGCGGGCTTGGGCTTGCCGCCGGGCGACACGCAGCGGGCCACGTTGCAGAGGTACACGGTGGCGAGCGTGGTGATGTCGGAGCCGGTGAGGTACGGGCCGGACAGGAGCTGGCCGGATGGACCGATCCAGCACTCGCCTTGCCGGTCCTCCTGGGTGCCGGGGTTCATGCCGATGACGATGACCACGGGGTTGGTGGGGTCGGGAGGGAGGCTGGTTGGTAGGTGGCGGGACGGGATGCCGACGTTCTTGGCGGCGGAATGGAGATCGCACGCCGTGCACGACGGCTTGGGTGGGAGAAGGTTGAGTTGCATGTGGGACCTCGGGAAAATGTACCCCACCAGCCAGAGCCTTAGCATGGTTGACGAACTTGCAGAACTGTGCGCGGATATCACGGCAGGGAGTAGCAGAGGCTGTGCTCAGAGGCGGACGGGTGGCTGGGGGATACTTCGCACCTTCCCGCCGGTGTACGACGGCGGATCAGCGGTGCTTCCACGTTGCTTCGACCGGCTGCAGGTAGGTCTAGGCAGTGGCTTGGTGGGGTGGGAGCCCGGCGCATACGACCGGCAACAAGCCGGGGCACCTCGTCAGAGAACCGGGTCCCACCCCGTGTGGTCAGGCCTGCCAGGCGGGGCGAGGCAGGTACTCGTCGCGGGAGTTGATGGTGCCCGGGGTGGTGCACTGCGGGCCGCGCAGGTACGGCTGGCCGGTGGGCGTGGGCGAGATGTCGGGCTCACGCCGGGTCATCATCTTGCCGAGCGGGTGGTGCATGTCCATCGGGTGCAGGCAGTCGATGTACTCGGCGGCCTCGCTGGACGGCGGCATGAGCCGGGTCTCCTCGTCGAGGATGCGGTAGTACAGGCGGGCGTAGAGGTCGCTGTCGGTGAGGTGGCCCGTGTTCAGGAGGTAGATGCCCGTGAGGGACAGGGCCTCGATGATGGTCCACAACTCGTCGTGCATGCTGGTGGGGTCGGCCAGCTCGTGCGGCGGGACGGGGATGATGCCGTGCTCGAGCAGTCGCTTGCGGGATGTGACCGTGGGCGCGTGCTCGAAGTCGTAGATCATGGTCCACTGGAACTCGTCCATCTCGTCGGCGTTGTTCTCGCGCATGAGCTTGGCGATGGCGGCCTTGCGGTCCTTGAAGTACTGCTTGATGTCACGGACGGCGTCGCGCTGGATGGAGGCGGACGGGTGCGGGTCGGTGTAGGGACGGGTGCGGGTGGCGAGCGTGGTGTTCATGGCGTTACTCGGTGGGCGATGCGATCTCGGAACGGAGCAGGTCGATCTGGGCCTGGAGGTTGTTGATGTGGTTGACGGCGAGGGTCAGCCGCAGGTGCAGGGAGACGGCGTCCTTGGCGAGGTTGTAGATCATGTCCTGGTTGAGCGGGTAGCCGTTGATGTGGAACTTGTTGGTGGAGTCCACGAAGTTGCGAGCGGAGGCGAGGACGTCGGGGTTGGTGGGGTCACGCATGGGTGGGCTCCAGGTTGGTGATGTAGGAAGTGGCGGCACGAAGACGGTCGGGCGTGGTGAGTGCGTTGAGGGATCGCTTCTCGACCTCGGTCACGGCTTGGAGGACGAGTCCCTTGGTGAGGCCGGCCGAGCGGGAGGGGAACAGGCCGCCCGGGCCGGTGGGGTTGGCGAGTTCGCGGCGCAGGTGCGGGACGTTCTGCCACAGGACTGCGCCGTTGTCGGCGAGAGCGCAGGCGGTGGTGTCGATGAACTCGCGGGTGTCGGGCAGGGGCTGGGTGTCGAGGTCGTTGAGGGTGGCGACGAAGGTGCGGGCCTGGGTGATGAAGTTCACCATGCACGATGCGATGGTGGAGTCGTAGGAGGAGGCGAGGCCGGGCGTGTTCTTGCGGTGGAACGAGATGGCTTCGCCGCCCGACATGGCGAGGTTGTCGCAGACGAACGTGCGGAAGGACATGGTGCCCGACTGCGCGAAGGACTTGTCCCACGATGAGCGGAAGCCGAAGCCGACGAGGCCGTCGTTGGTGGGGGCCGGGATGAGCGGGTGCTCGAACTCGATGAGGCCGAAGAACTTGTCGGCACCGGTCTTGCCGTGCTTGACGGCGAGTGATTCGGTGCGGAGTGTTGCGCCCATCAGGGTGAGGGCCGAGCGGATGGCGGTGACGAATGAGGAGTGCGGGATGGGGTGCCACGAGTCGGTGGGCTCGGGCGGGACGATCATGGCGAGGTCATCGAAGGCGATGTCCTGTGCGCCGCAGTGGAGGTAGAGGCGATTGGTTGACATGGTTCAGTCCTCGAGTTCGGGGTTGATGGTGTGGACCTTGGTGGCGAGGGCGTAGCAGTGCTCTCGGCAGACGTTGGCGTTGGCCTGCCAGGAGCGGAAGGCCTCGGCGTAGGAGTTGGTGGCGCAGACGAGGTGGGTGACGCAGGTGTCGGGGTCGGGGTAGTCGGTGGCGATGACCTCTGGCATGGAGTCGGAGGGCGTTGCCCAGACCTGCATGATGCGGCCGGTGGGGGTGACTGCGCAGAAGACTTGGTACTTGGCGGTGATGATCGGGGTCGGCATGGGACTGCTCCGGTCAAAGGGAAATGAAGAGGAAGTCCCCCGCGCAGGGGACGCGTGAGCGGCCCTGCGCGGGGGATGCGAAAGGACGGGGGTGGTGGTCAGGTCTGGGCCCAGAGGACACGCCGGTCGAGAGGGGCGTGGGAGGTCCACGACGAGTCGGGGTCACGGGCAAGTCGGTTGGTGCGGGCACAGCGGACGATGCCGAGTCGGCGGTACAGGCGTGCGCGGAGTGCGCGGCGCTGATCGTGCTGGCAGGTGGAGAGGATGGCGGGGGACGGTGGTCGCGGGGTGATGCGCGCGGGTTGGGGTTGGGCGTAACGGTGCGCGCCGCCAGCGGACATGGAGAGGTCGTGCTCGGAGAGGCGACGATTCCACTGGCGGTAGGCGTGTTGCCACGGGCCGGGCAGGGACTCGAGCGAGCGGGTCAGTTCCCACGCGGCGCGGAACGAGAACTCCTCGGTGTAGGAGCCATCGACTTCGGCGGGGACTGAGATGGGCTCGGCGAGCGTGTCGTGGGCTGGGGCTGAGAAGTAGGGACGGTGGTCTTCGGTGAGCGGGAGGTTGGGCAGCGTGGTGGGGGTGACGGCGTCGATCTCGGAGTGGCGAACGACCCAGCACGAGAACGGGATGGGAGTGAGGAGGGCGGCGACGGTGAGAGACGGAAGAGATGGAGATGGCATGTGGTTCCTTTCGCGGAGAGCCCGTCCCCCACCAGCATGCAGGAGCAGAGGCTGGTGGGGGAGCGAGTGGATGGACTCAGCGACGCACGGCCTTGAGCTTGCGCTTGGGCTGGCGTTCCATGTCGCAGTCATCGCCGGTGAACGAGGCACCGGGGTCGACCTCGTTGGCGGCCGAGAGGTAGGAGGGGCAGGCAGCCGAGCCGCGGACGTTGGCGAACTCGCGGTCACCGCTGGCCTTCCACTCGATGTTGGGAGCGACGCGGGAGCCGGCGAGGGCGGACGCGTACTCGGCAATGGAGCGGAAGGACGAGATGACGCCGGGCTTGTCGGCGGATGCGAGGGCGTCGCGGAGCTGGTTGCAGGTGTTGCGAACCGAGTCACGGGACAGGCCGACGCATTCGACGAGGTCGCAGAACACGTTGGCACCGACCGCGGAGAAGGCGGTGCCGTTGGTGAAGGAGATGAGGTCCGTGACGGTCAGGCGGGGCATGCCCTGGGCCTGGTCGACGGCGAGCGTGAGGCGGAAGCGCAGGCAGAAGTCGCCGTTCTTGTCCGAGGTCTGGGGCTCGACCTTCGTGATGGTCGCGGAGTAGCGGCCGTTGGGGTAGTCGGTGGACGAGGCGTAGCGGAAGGCGGACAGGTCGGCGGACGCGAGCGAATCGAACTTGATGTCCATTGTGGACTCCGTAAGAAAGAGAAAGAAAGAAGAAAGAAACGAGTGCAACCCCCGTGCGGGGGGTGCGCAAGCACTCCCCCCGCACGGGGTGTAGGAGATCAGTGGGAAATGCAAGAGGGACAGAACCGGAGGCATTCGATGTTGCCATCGGACTCGGTGTAACGGCAGGTGGTGAGGAGTTCGGGGTCGAACTGCTGTTCGCAGCCGTCGCAGGTCTCGGTGTTGGGTTCGTCGTCGTTCATGGTGTCCTCGGGGTTGGAGTTGGATGGTGGGGGGAGGGGGGAAAGGGGGTACTTCCCCCGCGCAAGCGGGAAGTACCCCCAAGGGGTCACGAGGGCGTACCGCACCGTACGCAGCGGAAGTCAGCGTCCTGCTCCAGGTCGTGCTGGCAGGAGGCGCAGACGAGGCCGGCGTCGCGGTCTCCGTCCATCTCCGCGGACGGCGGGGTGTAGCCCGGCATGTGGGGCGCGATGGTCGCGATGGCCTCGTCGATCTGGTCCATGGCGGCGTCGAGGTACTCGACCGCGATGCCGATGTCCGTGGTTGCGCCGACGTCGGGGTTGAGGCGAGGGACGGACGCGAGACGCGCGGAGCCCGCCGCTGCGGCGATGATGTCGCGGACGGAACGCAGGACGACGAGGTCGGACTCAAGACGGGAATAGTCAAACACGGAATGCTCCTTTCGCGAGCACGGGGTTGGTGTGCGACACACGGGACGCACGGGAGAGAGAGAAAGCCCCCCTCCCCTCGCAAGAGGGGGAGGGGGGCGCAGGGGCGTCACGAGGCGGCGGGAGCGTCGCTGGACGCGACGGGCGCAGCGGGCGCGGGCTTGTTGGCGTAGACCGTCAGGACGGTCGCGCCATCAGCCCGGGTCGAGGTGCGCTCCGAGACGTAGCGCATCTCGCGCTTGTCGCCCGTGCGGCGGTTGACGAACTCGACCGTGCCCCACGCGGGCGCGCCGGCGAACTTGGAGGGGATGCCGGTGGTCACGACGAGTTCGTAGTCGCAGGACTCGATGGCGAGTCGGGCGGCGCGCGCCTCGGCGGCAGCGGCACGGGCTTCGGCAGCCTCGGCACGGGCGATAGCAGCGGCGAGGTCAGCGGAAACGGTGGAAACGGCAGCAGTTCGGGTAGCCACGGTGGGCGTCCTTTCGCAAACGGATGCAGGATGGACACAACCGCAACACGCGGTAGTGACCTCCTTCGCAAGAAGGGAGGTCACGGAAGCGCCGCGACCACGCGCTCAACCGCCCGCCCGTCGAGGAGCCTCTGCGCCGTTTTGCGCTGACCGCGCCACGCGCTAGCACGGTCGAGGGAGGGGGTAGCGGCCCCTGCGTTGGGGTCTGATAATATGGGAAAGGGTCAATCCCTCTCAAAATTCCCTACCAAACCCCTAACCCGTACCAGTAATACCAACCTTTCTTTCCTTCGTAGAGATAGTTATATATAAAGGATAGAAACCACCAGGTCACTCCGGTACGCCCCCTTGGCCCCATAAGCAAACACCCCCACCACCCGAAGGTGGCAGGGGCGCATGGAGAGAAGAAGCTCGTTATCAGTCCATCTCGCCCAGGAAGTGCAGCCGCAGGTAGTGCAACGCGGCCTTCCGGACCTCCAGCTCCCCGTCGCTGGCCTTCCGACCCTCCTGCTTGACCGCACCGCGCTCAGTCCCGATCCACCGGGGACCAGTCACGCCCTCCAGCCACTCCAGGTACTTCATCGCGGCACTTGCCCGCTGGGTTACATCGCCCATGACTACACCCATCACCTGGTCGCAGCCCATCATGTCCTGGTCCGGTTGAGCCATCGCGCCTCCTAGTGCTCGTCATCGTACTCCTTTCGCAGGCTCATCCCAGCAATTCCTCGCTCATGTCCCTGCGATTCGCTCAGCCGCACCTGCCTCAGGTCCCAGCTGCTGCCCTGCGACACCTTCATCGGCAGCATGTTGCTCGCGACGTGCATTCGGATCTTGTTGGCCTTCGTCCACGCATCCCACTGCGCCCGCAGAATCCCGTTGCTCACGAACCCGTCCTTCCTCGCCACGAACCGCGCCTCCAGGAACGCATCGAACGGGTTGTTCTGCAGGTGGTACAGGTGCACCGCACGCTCAGCAGCCTTCGGAATCGGCCACCGATCCGCCGCCTTGCTGTTCTCCAGCCTGTGCGCGCCCGCCACGCACCACGCCGCAATCCCCTCCAGCTCCTTCCCCAGCTCTGCCTCCAAGTCTAGGTCCTCCCTGCCCTCAAAGCTGACCTCGAACGGCAGCACCAGCATCTTCCCGCTCAGGCCCCTGCCCTTGTTGGGCAGCACCGGGATCTCGTTGCTCTGCATGATCACCGCCGCGTTCACGATCACGTTCCGCTGCTGCCGCATGTACTTCGCGTCCACCGTCATCGGGTCACGGCCCACGATGTTCTTGACCACCCGGCACACCCTCTCCCCGCTCTTCCCGTCCAACTCACTCACCTCGTTGATGCTCAGCACCTTCGTCCGCTCCAGCCCGTCCATGCCGAAGCCCCCCGCCAGGTCCTCCAGGCTCGCGCCCATGAACGCATCCCGGCCCACCAACTTCCGAATAGTGGAACTTATAGTTCCCTTTCCTCCCCTGATCTTGCCGTACATCAGCATCCACCTGGCGTACTTCCGGTTGCCCATCAGGCAGTACCCCATCCACCGCGCCAGCAACTCGGCCCACACGGGATCGCCCTCACCCCACTCAGCAACCGCCTGCTGCCATCTGCTGGTGGGGGCATCCGGCTTGTAGTCCACCGGCAGGATTGCCGTGTCGAACCACCGCGCAGGCCTCGGGCACGTCTCCAGCGTCTTGACGTTTACCAGCCGATCCCGGAAAGCAACAGTCTCCCCAGGCGGGAACCGCTCATCCGGCGCGTCAAGCCACAGCGGAACCTCCTCAGCCTCGATCCGCACCAACGCCTCCAGCGCCCGCACGACCCCGTCGACCTTCTGCTTGTCAGGGCTGTATCGCACCAGCACGGGGCCGTTCTGCGTCTGCCGCTCGTATACCGCGTCTTCCAGCACAAGCCACACACGGTCCCGGATGCGCTCCTCGTCAAGCACACGCCATGTGCCGCCCTCCCAGCTCCACCAGTCATTCTTCCATCTCCATAGTCCGCGCATGCCACCCGGCGCGGTAAACTGCCTCTGTATGATTCGCCGAGCCACCTTGACGGGCTCAAGCGACTGCAACGGGTTCTGCAACCAGTCAGTCATCTTCTCTCCTTGTTGGAACGCCCATTATGGCATCTCAGCCGACAAATTCAAGTCTTGCCGACCGCTATGCGCAAATGTCTCGCATCTCCGAGATGCTCGACTCCCTCATCGGCCTTGACACTGCCACTCCATCCGGCACCTTCACCACCGGACCCAACCGCGGCCTGCCTGTCGCCGCGATGCCACCCTCCGCTACTCCCTTCCGACAGAAGTCCGGACCCCGCCGCGTCAGCAAGGTGACGGCCGAAACCGCCCGTGCCCGTACCGAGCGCGCAGGCCGACCCGCCAAGCTTGCCGAGCGTTTCGCCCGCAACGCGCCGAAGCCGCCCGCGCTCCTCGCCCGCGCAGAGCCTGCCCCCACCAAGGCCAAGCCAGCCGCTCCGGGCCCGCGTCCCGCGCCCTACTCAACGCGCGGTGTGGGTGAGAAGATGGCGGCTCCCGTGGGTCGACCGGAAACCAAGGCTGCACCCCGTCGTCAACCCATCGGCCCGTCCGCGCTCAGCCAAACGCTGGGCCGCATCGACGCCGCGCCCGCTTCGTCCATCTACCAGAGTGCGCCCGGCCTCACCCGCGAGGACTACCGGCAGGCGCAGGAGATGATGGATCGTGCGCAGGAACAGCGCGCTTTCGACATCGGTTACGCCACGCAGGCCCGTCAACTCGGCGAGGAAGACGTCGCCCGCACCCAGCAGCAGTACGCACAGGGAGATGCCGACTTCCGCCGACGCATGGCCGAACTGGACGCCGACGCCTACGCCAAGCACATGACCGCGGGTCGTGCTGGCCGCCGCGCCGCTGTCGCTGCCGGTCGTGCAAGCCAGGCGGCCGATGCGCTGGGCAATTTTCCGCCTTCCATCCTCGATGAGCTCAGGCTCCGTCTCGGCTTCTGACCTTGAGTGAGGCAGGCGAGCAGCATGTCATCTCCTTCGGCAGGGGCGTGCGCCTCATGTCGGAGGAGTACTACATCCGCGAGCTGCGGCCCTACGGCATCGACAAGACCCGTGCCTTCCGCGCACTGTGCCGGGCCATCTGCTGCCCCATCATCGTGCTCGGCCGGGTGGGGTTCGTCGATCCCGCCACCTTCCAGCTCTGCATGAAGAACCTGTCGATGCCCGGGCAGAAGGACTTCATCGGCCCCAACTCCTACATGAAGGTCTACCGCAAGGCACGCAAGCAGTACCGGAACAGCGTGGACCCCAAGGAGATCTACGCGAACTGGAAACAGGTCGTGCGTGCCGTGGCCGACAGCAGGCGCATCAGGGGCCTCTCAATCCAGGACACGGATCGCGTGGCAATCCGAACTGCCGCGGAGGAACTGACGAGGTTTGTGCTTAGAATGATCCCGTCCCACGAACAGGGAATGAGCAATGGCAACCCGACCTCTGCGACCGATCAAGGTTCCTGAATCCCTCACCGCCGACCACGTTCTCGAGGTCTTGAAGCGGTCCCGTGGCGACTACTCCTCCGAGAACATCCGGTCGTCCATCCAGAAGATGATCGACGCAGGCAAGGTCGACAAGAGCATCGCGGGCCACCTTGCCATGGCCTCCGTGTATGCCGGTGACCGCATCGAGGGCATTGGTGCAGGACAGGCAGTGCTCGGCGGCGTCAAGCCCACGGACGAGCGGTACTTCGAGGGTTCCCCGCAGGAGCTCGCCGCGATGCGCCGCAAGCGCACTGGTGCCCGCCAGGAGTTCCAGACCTCTGTCCCGGCCGAGTACCAGCCCATCATCAAGGCAGTCTTTGACAGCCCCGCAGGTCGCAAGGCCGTTGCGCGCGCCCTGCGTGTCCGCATGGAGGAGGGAAAGATCCCCACCAACGAGCGGGCCATCGAGAAGTACGGGGAGGCGATCAAGAACGTCCGCTTCGCCAAGCCCACCTCCACTGCCGGTGTCACCCTTGGCCTCAAGCCGGCGGACGCGGACAAGGACCCCGTGCTCGGTCCAGCCCCTGGCCGACAGGCTGCCCGCACCGAGTCCCGCAAGATGAGCACCGAAGCCGGCGAGCCGAAGACTTCCGTGAAGAAGGGTGCGAAGCTTGTGTCTCTGGGCGCTCGCGCATCTGAAACCGCGCGCAAGCAGGCCCGGAAGGAGAAGGCGTTCAAGGTCCT